ATTGGCCTTCTGCGTCCTTGAAGCGGTTGGGCTCTATGAACCGAGCGTGTGTTTTCTCGAAAACGTGCCGGGCCTCATCACAACTCCAACTCTGGCATACAGCCGAACGATCCGACGATTCTTTGCCGAACTGGCGGCCGCCCAGGAAGCTGCGGCATCTGAAAGACAGCGTTGGTACATCAGCGAACATCGAAGGCGGCTCTATCGACGATGGCTCAACGAACGCGGTGTTTCGGCGCTGCTCTACTTTATGGCCGAACTGGAAGACATGGGTTACACGGTTGCGCCGGACCTGTTTACTGCGTCGGAGGTCGGTGCCAGCCACAGGCGGGAGCGGCTCTTCGTCCTGGCGGTCGCCAATGAATCAAGAGCCGGGGATACGCCCAGAGAGGGTGCGGGGCGGGGACGGGCATCGCGCATACGACAAGGAAACGGGGCGGCTGGCCCAGTACGAACTGACACAGCAAGCGGCGATGTGGGGAACGCCTGGGGCGAACATAGGAGCAGAATCACCTCACCTTCGGCCGAGCAGAATTGTGACGGGAAGAACCACGGAATATCTAGGCCAACAGGTGGCGATGTGGCCGACGCCCAATGTACCCAGCGGGGGGCGGGTCGTGCCGGAGGATGCCAGGTATACGACGACTCGGTGCGCCTACACGGCGGAGGGCAAGAAGGTGCAGGTGGGGCTGGAGGCGGCGACGAAGCGATTCAAACATTCCCGCCCGGACCCGACGAACTCGACACCTGGCGAGAAATCCTCACAGAGCAGCCTGAACTCGCCCCGGCGACTCAATGCAAACTTCGTGGGATGGCTGATGGGCTGGCCTACCGGGTTCAGCGACTACGGATGCTCGGAAATGGAGTTGTCCCGCTACAGGCTGCGTATGCGTTCCTGTCTCTTGCGGCTGCTGTGTGGGGCGAGGACTGAATGATGGCGTGGAACAGCGATCCGACAATTCGTGATCTGGCGCGATATTGCGATGAGCACGAGTACTTCCTGGGCGTGTTCTTCGGGATAAGGTCCGACGGGAAAATCGGCATTATCACTTATGGTAAGACCAAGAAGCTCTGCGCCATCGCAAAAGACCTGGGCGATCAAACATGGGCGGCGATTGAAGCCGGGCAGATAGCGCCTCGAACTGACGATGACTGACTTCGACAGAATCTACGTCGGGCGAGCGCAATCGAATCCGTAGTTTCTGTTTGACACGCGCTGCCGGAGCAGCCATAATTCACCTGCTCGCCTGGCCGGGGAGCGAATCATGCACACGCGAGTTCTCACAGTCACTTCCTTGTGCCTCCTGTGCGCGCTGGTCCTGTCGCCCGGTTGCGGCGCGAACGACATCCTCATCGCCCGCCAGCGCGTCGAACAGGTCAACGCCGACCTCCTGCGCGTCCAGGCCGGGATCCAGGAGACGCTGCAGCAGAAGGCCCAGGTGGACGAGGCGATCCTGGCGATGGAGCCGGGCCCGCTGCGGGATCAGGCGATGGTGATCTCTGGCAAGCTGGCCGCGATGATCGAGATCGGGGAGAAGTACCTGCGCCAGGGCGTCGACGCCGCCGCGATCCTGTCCCATGAACTGGAGAACGCCCGCGACGAGACGGACATCGTCGACGCGGCGCTGAAGGCCACCGCCCCGTTGCTGCCCCCGCCGTGGAATCTCGTGGCGATCGCGGCCGGAAGCCTGGGAATCGGCCTGTGGCGGGCGGCGAGGAACAAGGCGCTGGCGGTTTCCCTGGCGAAGTCGACCGAGCCGATCATCCCGAAGGACGCGGACGGCAAGGTCACAGCCGAGGCCGCCGCGATGCTTGACGCCGGCCAGTCGGCGGCGGTGAAGGCGATCGTCGACATCGCCCAGGGCGACAAGAAACTCTCATTGCCGTTCTAGGGGCGGGTATGGCCGACGGGCGAGATCACACCACCCGACCCGCGCGCGCGGGCGTACTGGACAGTTCGCTGTACGAGCGGCAACTGGAGATGGAACTGGACGCCGTCGATGAGGGCGTTCGGCGATACCGGCGTCTGGCCCGGCGGGCCGTGCAGCGGGGCGAGGGCGCCGCGTTGAAGCCGGTCGAGCGACTCCTGGCGGCCTGTTTCACGGGCCTAACCCGTCTGATCCGCAGGGAGCAGGAGGCCATCCGCGACGGCGACCCGGCCCCGCAGCGGAACCAGTACGGCCCGGCGCTAGTCCTCCTGGCGCCGGTGAAGATCGCCGTGCTGGCCCTTCACGAGATTTTCAGCCAATGCCTCGCCCGTCCCGCCCAGGTCGAGGTCCCGCGCTTGGCGGAGGACATCGGCCGGGCCGTCAACGCCGAGGTCAATCTTCCGGCGGTCCGCCGGGATCCCGATGCGTGGAAAGAACTGACGCACACATCCCGGCACAGGCTGACCCCCAAGATGATCCAGCGGATTGCCAAGCGCCACTATGACGACGCCCACTGGGGCCGGCGGATACATGTTCAGATCGGGGCCTTGTTGATCAGCTGCATCCGCAAGGTCGCCCGTGTCGAGCCGGCGGCGGAACCCGTTTTCGTCATCTTCGAGATCCGGGACAACGGCAAGATTCGCCGTTACCTGCGGCTGTCGGCCCCCGCGATGAAGCAGATCGACCGGGGCCACGAACTGCGACAGTTCCTCCGCCCCCGTTTCGCCCCGATGGTCGTGCCGCCCGTGGAGGACCAGACCGGCCAGGCCGGTTACATCCGCCTGCGGCCGGGCCTTATGAAACGGCCATCGAGGCGCCAGGGCCTCTTGATGAAAGCGGCGGACCTGACGGCCACCCGGCGGGCCGTCAACATCCTGAGCCGGACCGCATGGCGAGTCAACCCGTTCATCTACAGCGTGGCCCGGCAGTTATGGGACGCCGGCGGCAACTACGCCGGCACGCCCCGCCGCTACGATCGGCAGATTCCGCCGATACCCCTGGACTTCCACGACAGCCGCGCTGCAAAGCGGCAGTGGAAAGACGAGGCCAGCGCGATACACAGGGCGAACGCCCAGACGCTTTCCGAGCGGGTGACGTTCACGAGGCGCCTGGACATCGCCGAGCAGTTGCTGGACGCCCCGGCGATCTACCTGCCGCATCAGCTGGATTTCCGCGGCCGGGCCTACCCGGTGCCGCTGTTTCTCCACCAGCAGGGGGATGACCTATCGAGGGGGCTTCTGGAGTTCGCCGCCGAGCGGCCGCTGGACTCCACCGCCCGCCGATGGCTGGCGGTGCACCTGGCGAACTGCTGTGGCATCGACCACCTGGCGTTCGCCGACCGGATCGGCTGGGTGGAGGCCAACCAGCGCAATCTGTCGGCATGGGCGGACGATCCCCTCGAGGCGACCGGCTGGATGGAGGTCGACAAGCCGTTCCAGGCGCTGGCGGCCGCCAGGCAGTACACGGATGGTTCAACGAAATCCCGCCTGCCGATCCAGGTCGACGGCACGTGCAACGGCCTACAGCATTACGCCGCGCTGGGCCGCGATCCCGCGGGGGCGGCGGTGGTCAACCTGCGGCCCGCCGATGAGCCGGAGGATCTGTACCAGACCGTCTGCGAGGCGGTGATCGACAGGGTGCAGATGGAGGCCATGAACAACAGGATGCTGCCCGAAATCCGCGCCAAGGCCGCCGAGATCCTGCCGTTCATCTGCCGCAAGCTGGTGAAGCGGCCCGTCATGACATCGGTTTACGGCGTGACTCGCGTCGGGGCGAGGAATCAGGTCTACGAGGAGCTGATCAAGACGGACCTGGCCGATGATCGGGTTTACGATCTAGCCGATTACATTGCGAAGATCATCATGGACGCGGTGAGCGTCATTTGCCCCGCAGCCCGTGCGATCATGGACTGGATGCAATCGTGCGCCGCCCAGGTCGCCAAGGCCGGGGACATGCTGGAATGGGTCACGCCGCTGGGCCTGCCGATCGTGCAGGCTTATCGCCGGACGAGCTACATGCGGGTGAGGACGTGCCTGCAGTGGATAACACTGGCCCGCACCAACACCGGCCCCATCCACATCCGACGCCAGACGAATGGGTTCCCCCCGAATTTCATTCACTCGATGGACGCCACGCACATGCTCATGGCGGCCCTGGCCGCCGAGGAGGCGGGGATTTCCTTCGCGGCCGTCCACGACGGCTTCTGGACGCACCCTGTGGACATGCCCATCCTGCGCGACATACTGCGAGAGCAGTTCGCCGCGCTGTACGCCGCACCGAGCCGCCTGCGTGAGCTGCGGAACCAGATCAGCGGAAGATTGGCGGAGCCGTTGCCCGAACCTCCACCGCCGGGCGATTGGGATGTAACCGAAATTCTCCAAAGTGAGTATGCGTTCTCGTAATTCTCAAGATAGGAAACTCTGTGCTTGGTGGTGAGGTAAACTGCGGACTCTATACAAATGCCCGATCTTGCCACAGCCCGACCAGTAGGCTTTATCTTCTTTATGTCGCACGGATCGAGGCCTTACCCGTTTCGTACTCGGGCGCTGGCCGCCGCGATACGGGCGCTGACGGTCTCGCCCTTCACGCATTGCGCCGTCGGATTCGGCGGCGCCGTGCTCAACGTCCACCTCGACGCGAATCTCTACTATCCCCAGGATGCGTTCATCGCCCGCTATCCGGGCCTTCGGGCGATCTGCCGCGTCCCGTTCACCTTCGAGATCGACCTGGACTGGTTCCAGCGCGTCGCGGGCGTTCGCCGGACGATCTGGGGCTCGCTGCCCAGGATCATCAGCGGCGGAAGGCTGTGGAACGGCGACTGCATGTGCACGACGATCGCCTGCCTGCGGGCGGGCGGCGTGGCGGTCCCGCCCAGGATGCTGACGCCGGGCGGGCTTTACAGGTGGCTTTCACGGCGTTTCCCGACATGGAGAAATCATGGCGCAAGGCACCCAGGAAATGTTCCAGGTGGCGATGCCGGAGCAAGGGATGCCGCAATCGAGTTCTGCTCTGATCGACGAGCTGGCCCGCATCTACAGGCAGCCGACGTGGACGGCCGTTGAGCAGGCGACGGAGGCGGGGCGGCTGAAATTCGCGCACAGCATGGGCATGGCCGACCTAGTGGCGTACCTGCAGCGATGGCGGGCCAAGCTGGTCAGAAAGAGGAAATAATATGGGATGGGAAACGGCAGTTGCGATCGGCGCTATAACCGCTGGCGTATCCAGCGCGGCTGCCGCCGGCGTCTCGATAGCGAGAGGCGGCCAAAAGCCCAAGATTCCCCCCGTACCGAAGATACCCGAGGCGCCGAAGGCGGATGACAGCGACGAGCAGGCCCGCCTGGCCCGCCAGCGGGCGGCCCTGGAGGCCAAGAGACGCGGGCGAGAGTCCCTTGTCATCAATCGTCCGAAATCCGGCCTGTCGCTGGGCTCCGACGTGGCGGGGCTGCGCCTTTGACGCTCAAACAGGAGTTCGAGCGGGCCGACAGCGACCGATACCCCTGGCTGGCTCGCGCCAGGGAGGCGGCCATGCTGACGATCCCGACGGCCATGCCGCAGGCCGGCCTGACGCCCGGGCAGGAGATCGAGCGCCCCATCCACGACCTGGGCGCGCACGGCGTCACGTCGCTGGTCAATTCCGTGTTGACGGCGATGTTCCCGGCGGAGATATGGTTCCGCAAGGTCGCCCACGCCGACATGCAGCGAGAAGCGATATTACGCAAGGACCTAGCGGATGGGTTCCGCAACTGGCTTTTCGCGCGCGAGTACGCGATGAACTGCCGGATGGAGACCACGCAGTACCGCCCGAAGATGCGGTCGCTGCTGGAGCAGCTGCTGATCTGCGGGAACAGCCTGTTCCGCGTCCAGGATGACTACCGCCTGCGGATCTTCCGGTTCGACCAGTTCGTCTGGCGGCGGGATGTGACGGGCAGCGTGCGGCGGATAATCACGAAGGAGCAGATCAACCCGCTGTGGCTGACGGATGAGCAGCTCGCCCTGGCGGACGTGAAGCGGGATGAATTGCCCGGCGAGTCCGATTACAGGGCGTGGGCCCGGCCTAAGTGGCACCTCTACACGAAAGATGCCCTGCAGGAAGACGGCAGTTGGCTGATCCAGCAGGAACTCAATAAGCGGATCATCAACGAATCCGTCGAGACCGTCAACCCCTACGTGCCCGTCGGCTTCCTCGAAATGCCGGGCGAGGATTACTCGCGGGGCTTCGTCGAGGAATGGTTCGGCAGTCTGCGTTCGGCGAACGCGCTGGAGAAGGCGATCAACGACGGCATGACGGCGCTGGCGAAGCTGCTGATCGCCGTCGATCCGGCGTCGCAGTACAGCCCGAAGGACCTCGAACTTCCCAACGGAAAAATAATCACCGGCCGCGTCACCGACGGTAAGGTCGACGGCATAGCGTTCCTCACCACGGACAAGGCGCGTGATTTCACCGTCGCCAAGGCACACCTCGACGACATCGGAAAGCGGCTCGGCCGCGTGATGATGATCGAATCGGCCACGCAGCCGACCGGCGACAGGGTCACGGCGACCCAGATCATGCGCCTAGCCACCGAGCTGCAGTCGGTACTCGGCGGCACTTACACGCAGATCGCCGATGAGATACAGATCCCGTATGTCAAGCGGATCGAGCACCAGATGGAGCGGGACGGATTGCTCGAGCCGATGCCGTCCAAGCTGGCCGATTTCGTGCACATCGAGATCCTCACGGGTCTCTCGTCGCTGGGGCGGCAGGCCGACCTCGACCGGGCGTTGATGATCCTGCAAATGGTCAAGGAGATCCCGAACGGCCTGAGACGCCTGGACGAGCGATGGTTCATCGAAACCATCGTCCAGGCCACCAGCACCCGGTCGGAACTGGCCTTGAGGCCGGAGGCCGAAGTGCAGGAGGAGATAGCCAAGGAGATCGAGCAGCAGTTGCTCATGCAGGCGGGCCAGCAGGCCATCGCCACGGCCGGGAAGGTCGCCGAGCAGGCCGCGGCGCGAGAAACAGCATAAAACCAACGCCCACGGAAGGCTTCCCTGGGTTTTCCTTAAACGCCGCAAAGGAGCGCACCATGCCGGAAACTGAAACTGCCGACACGGACACCGAAGCACCGGACGCCAAGACAGGCGAGGCCGAGGCCGCGGCGGCTGCCGCGGTCGCGGATGACAAGGCGAAAACGGCCGATTCCGGCCTTGAGGGCATCCCCAAGAAGTTCCTCAAGGAGGACGGGACGGTCGATCACGCCAAACTCGCCAAATCCTACACCGCCCTGGAGGCCCGCATGTCCGCCCAGGCGGATGCGATTCTGGCCCGCGACGAGATCGGGCCGGACGAGATGGTCAGGCAGATGGGGCTGGAGGCGGAGGAGGTCGCCGCAAGGTGGCTTGCCAAGGGCGAGCTGACCGCCGAGCAATACAAGGCGTTCAAGGATCACGGCGTCGGCAAGTCGATGGTCGATTCATGGTACGGTCTGGCCGCCCGGCTGGGCCAGCTGCAGCAGGCCGCCACGCTGGCGAAGATCGAGGAGGCCGCCGGCGGACCCGAGAAGCTCGAAGCGGCCCGCAAATGGGGCGCGACCAATCTCACGGATGACCAGATGGAGTGGTTCAATTCTCAGGTCAACGACACCGCCGCCCCGCAACTGGCCGTTCCCGCCGTGCAGTGGCTTATGGACCGATTCAATCAGGCCACCGGATCCGCCGGATCCAAGAAGCTGATCAGCGGCGAGGGCGGCGCGGTCGGCACGGACGGCGGGCCGTTCAAGACCAGGGCCGAGATGACCGCGGCCCTGCGCGACCCGCGATGCAAGGAGTCCAGCCCGGACTTCGACCGGGCGTACCAACAGTCGGTCGAGCGGAGAATGAAGCAGGCCGACCCGAATTCCCTGCCGTAAATCCTTACGAAAACCACAAACAGCCGCCGCGCCCCCCGCGTTGGGGGATAACGCGGCGATTCTTTTTTCAGTGAAGCATCAACACGTCAGCGGCACATGCCCATGCAGGGCCCATCGGCCCACCGGACAATCCCATCGGGACCCGGCGGCGCGATGGATAACTCTCCTCGGGACCGTGCGCACATTGAAACGCCCGCCGAACGGCGGGCCTTTCATCAGAGGAGAACACGATGGATCCCGTACTTAACAGACACCTGAGGGATCTCGGCTCGAACGCCGACGATCTCGCCCTTGCCTTGAAGATGTACTCCGGGATGGTGATCGAGGCCTATGAGACGCTCACGCAGGTCGAGCCCGACATCCTCCAGAAGCAGATCACAGAGGGGAAATCCTACCAGTTCCCGGCCATCTGGAAGATGGAGGATGAGGTCCACGAGCCCGGCGTTGAGCTGGCGGGCAACGACGAGCCGATCTCCGAGGAGCGGACCGTCCCCGTCGACACGAAGGAGCGGGTCGCCCACAACTACCTCTCCACCGTCGACGAGATGATCGGCCACTGGGACACCCGCGCTGAGCGGGCCAGGCAGGCCGGCCGGGCGCTGGCCCGCACCACCGACGCCCTGCTGCTGCGCCGGATCATTCAGGGCGCCAAGACGGCCGCTCGCGGCCCGGTCAATGAGTTCCCCGCCGGCAACCAGTTGACCGTAGCCCAGGCAGGCGCATCCCTGGCCGCGGCCTACCCGATCTCGATCACGGGCAGCAAGCAGTTTCAGAACAACCTGGCCGAGATCGCCCAGAAGATGGACGAGAAGGACGTTCCCGAGGAAGGGCGCATCGCCTACATCGGGCCGTACATGCACCGCGTTCTGCGGCAGGACAACACGCTGCTGAGCCGGGATTACCAGAACGTCAACACCAAGCTGACCCGAAAGCTGTACGAGGCTGAGGGCTTCGCGATCAAGAAGACCAACCTGACGCCCTGCGTCAACGACGCGACCCAGGCGGCCAGCTGGATCGCCAAAGTCGGAAACAGCTCGTACTCGTACTCCGGCGACTACAGCCTCACGGCCGCGGTCTGCATCGGCGACCGCAGCGCCGCCGGGCAGGTCAACTACGTCAACATCGACGCCTTCGGGCCGACCTGGATGGAGTCGAAGCGGGCGTGGCTGATCGGCGCCGCCAGCTTCAAGGGCAGCAAGTGGCTGCGTCCCGAAGCCTGCGGCGTGATCGAGATCAGCGGCTAACGGCCCACCGGGTCCGCAGAGAACAAGACTGTCCTGAAAAGAGGTGAGAATATGCCCGACGCATACGCAGCATACGCCAAGAAGGCCGACATGGTGGAGGCCATACTGGAGGCGTTCGACGGCGAGGCTTACGAGATCGCCCGGCGGATCGTCGCCACGGACTTCAACGCCCTGGCCGACAAGTCCGACGTGACCGGGACGCTGATGATCCCCACGGCGGGCGGCACGCTCGCCTGGCTGGTCATATAGACGCTTCCTGCAAGAACCAACGCAACGGTGCGTGAAGATGACGCCTGCGGACGGCTCCCCGAAAGGGGGGCCGCCCGTGGGATTCCAAGGAGAACAAACCAATGATGGCAATTAACGATGAACAACAATTGGGGAAGCGCCGAGAGGTGAGTATTCCCGACATCAGTGACCTCGCCAACGACGCGATCGAGAGCCGTTACGGCATAGGCGCGGTCGCCGGCGCCACGATCACCGCCGTGGAGAAGGGCGACGGCGTCGTCCACAAGACCGTCCTGACCTGCACGGCCCTGCCGATCACGATCACGGATGAGGCGGCCGCGGGCCAGTTCGGCGGCTCGAAGGTCTACGACTTCCCCGCCGGGCTGATTATGACGCTGGGCGCCGTGATCGACGGCTCGGTCACCGCCGTCGCCCCGATCATCGCCACCTGGGATGGCGATGTCGCACTGGGCACGGCCGCACCGACGGATCACGCCACCGGCCTGGTCGTGGCGGACACCGGCCGCTACCTGCAATCGACGGCGACCACTCAGGCCGTCGCGTTTGTGGGCAACGTCGATGCGATCTCGATAGCGACGGGCCTGACCGAGACGGCCGCTCGCTGCACGGACGGGACGGCGACGGCGCTGGACCTGTTCCTGAACCTGCTGATCGACGACAACGCGGCGCACGTCGGCGCGATGAGCGCGACCTTCACCGGGACCATCACGATCGCCTGGATCAATCTCGGCGATAAGTAAGTCAACTGACCTTTTTCCAGAAGAAGGGGCCACCTTACCAGCAAAAGGCGGCCCCTTTTTTTTCTGCAAGGGGCAAGCCTATGCTTGGAATTACGGAGCTGCAATGGACGATCACGCTGGGGGTTCTCGGCCTGATAATCGTTCCGTACAACATCTGGCTGGTGCGCGAAATCTTCGACGCCAGGGCCAGGCTGAAGGTCGTGGAGCAGCAGCAGATGGACATGACCAAGCGCAGCGATGATCGGGATCAGTCGATCACCTGCATCTTTGAGAAGCTGGACGAGATCAGCAACGACACCGCCTATCTGCGAGGGCGGATGAAAGGAAACTGACATGGGCGTAACGAGCGTCGAGGTCTCCGGTAAAGAGGTCGCGGCGGACCCCTCCTTCGCCGTGGAGGTGTTGGACGAGTCCGTGACGGTGCTGGCGGCCAACGCCTTCCGCCGCGCCGCGACGATCATCAACTGGACGGACAAGTTCGTCTGGCTCGCATTGGGCGATACGGCCGTGGTCGGGGAGGGCATACCGCTGGCCGCCCGGACGGACGCCACCCACCCCGGCGGCTCGTACACTATCGGCGCGGATAACCTGTATCTGGGCATAATCACCGCCATCGGCGAGGCCGGCGCCGTCGGCAACGTCGTCGGCGCGGAACTGTAAGCAATAGGAGATCGACATGAGCGTGATCGCAGGCCATCCGAACCCGTTGACGGCCCAGGCGGCCGGCGCGGATGCATACGTCGAGCTGGGCGTCCTGCCGGGCAACATCCACACGATGATGGTCCTTCTGGACCCGGGCAACGGGGCCGTCATCTCCACCGACGGCGGCGTGACGGACAACATCGAGGTCGTGCAGAACTCCGCGTACATCCTGGACGGTCTGGACATAGGCAAGGGCCAGTCGATCCAGGCCAAGAACTTAACACCGGGCAGCAACTACACGAACCTTCGCGTCTTTCTCTGGTAAGGTCTAGTGAAAAGGGGCCGTCGATGAGCTGGATCAAGGAACTTCTCACGCACGAACTGCCGCCCACAGGGCAAACGACGAGCTACGCCGATTACGATGACGGGTATTATGAGACCGGCTGGCCGGGCGCCACACGCTTCCGCGACAACGGCGACGGGACGATCCAGGACTTCGCCACCGGCCTGATCTGGGTCAAGCAGCCGGAGCTGATCATACCGAACCCCGGATGGCAGGTCCATCCGACCAACCAAATCCAGGTCGCCGAGGGCGATTGGATCGCGGACCACGAGTACCTTAACGCCGACCTCGTCAAGTATGTGGCGAACGGCAAGTTCTACGTCTGCATTGCCGGGCACGGCTCCGTTCTGGGCCTAAACGACCCCATCACAGCGGAAGGAGTTTGCTGGATCGAGACCGTCTGGACCGCATCGGCGGCGGATCTCACGACACCGGCGACGATGGCCTGGGCCGCCGCCCTTGTCAACTGCCATGCGCTCGATTACGCCGGTAACACTGACTGGCGCCTGCCCAATATCCTGGAGCTTGCCAGCATCATCAACCATGCCTACACGGGCGCGAAGTATCATTACAACGCCTATTTTCCCAACGGCAAGGTTGACTTCCCTTACTGGACGGGCACCACCTACGAGAAGAACACTATTTGGGCCATGTACACCGCCTTCGGTACGGCCACAAGCACGCCGCACGATAAGGTCAATACGGATCACGTCCGTCCCGTCAGGGGAGGGTTCATCAATGGCTGACCAACTTATGATCGGGCAGATCAAGCACGAGAAGCTCGCCGACGGATCCTGGCGGCTGACCCATCCCAGCGGCGTCGTCGTGAAGGTCTCGCCCGAGGCGCAGCAGGATTGTCTGGCCGCCCTGGAGGCCCGCCTGGCGGAAGGCGAGCAGCAGATCCAGGACTTCAACGATCGGACAACCGCCATAGCGGCGCTTTCCGCCAAGACGGCCGTGTCGCCATAGGAGATCCAAAAAATGCCCGGACTGACGAAGCTCCAAGCGGTCAACAAGTGCCTGAGTGCGATCCACGAATGGCCCGCGGCGGCGCTGGACACCGCCGGGGACACCATCATCACCCGCGCCGAGGAGGAGGTCGATAAATACTGCACGCAACTGCAGCAGAAGGGCTTCCACGAGAACACCGAGGACGACATCGAGCTTTTCCCGCCGGATCTCCAGATGTCGCTGACCGGGGAGGTGACGGGCACGTTTATCGCCGGTGAGACCGTCACTGAAACAACTTCCGGGGCGACGGGCACCTTTTACCAGATCGACACGGACATGTTCCTGCTCGTGGCCTCCGGCGAGTTCACGGGGGGCGAGACGCTGACCGGTTCCGACAGCAGCGCGACCGTCACCGGCGACGTGCCGACCGCCATAACCGAGGGGCAGATCGTCCTGGCCGCGGATGTGCTGGAGGCCGACACCTGGGGCGCATCGGCGGGGCGAGACGTCACCATCCGCGACGGGAAGCTCTTTGACCGGGACAACAACACGCTGGTATTCACCGAATCGCTCAAGATGCAGCTCATCCGCGAACTGCCCTTCGCCGAACTGTCGGTCGGCTTCCGCTTCTGGATCGCCTGCGCCGCCGCCGTCCGCTTCCAGCGGTCGCACCTGGGCTCGAAGAACGCCGATCCCGAACTATTGCAGGAGATGGCGGACGCCCGCGACACCTTCTACCGCAGCAACGCCGATCGGGCCGACCACAACATACTGCGCACCCCGATGGCCCGGCAGATCCAGGGCAGGGGCGGGACGTACATCCCGACTCGATAAAGGAGAGGGCAGTGGCGAACCACGTCATCCCCATCCCCGCGATGTGGGGCGGTTCATCGACGCAGGCGCCGTCGGTGCGATGGGCCAACCAGGTCGGCGAGGCCGTCAATGTCGTGTTCGACGTCGCCAGCGGCTTCACGAAGCGCCCGGGCGCCAAGTGGTTCAAGACGATCAGCGACCTGGACGAAACCGTCGACTACCGCCTCCACCCGATCGTTCGTGACGAGACGGAGCGATACCTTCTGCTCTACGCCGACACCATGGTGCGCATATTCGACATGGCCGGGACCGTCGCCACGGTCAACGGGCTGGCCCCCGGGACCGACGCCAGGGCGTACCTCGACGCCAACGACGCCGGCTGCGATCAGATGAGGCTCGTCACCGTCGCCGACCACACGCTGCTGGCTAATACCACGGTGCCCGTCGCGGCCAAGGCGTCGGATCCCTACGAGATCGAGGAGTTCTGGCGCGACTTCGGCGTGATGGTCGCCCACACGCGGGCCGCCGCGACCTACCATAAGACCGAGGCCGACACGCCGGCCCGGCTGGCGGGGTACTTCTTCTACGACCCCGATCCCGACGCGGATGGGACTTTCGCCACCTGGCATCGGGCGAAGGCCGGGGTGGGAACCTGGGCAAAGACGGATGCCTCCTACTGGACGGACGGCGCGCACAACCCGATGGGCGTGCAGCTGGCCTTCCGCCGCGTCGACCTGTCCGACATCGTCGGGAACGTCGCATGGACCGAAGCGACCAAAAAGCTGACCAAGGCGGGAGCCTTCGCCGGATACACGCCCCAGGCCGGGGACATGATCCGCATCCTCGACGGCACGGACACGATCGAAAATTACATAGTCTGGAACGGCGTCAACTGCGGTTGGTTCGAGATCGACTGGGACAACGAGAACAACGACGACGATAATCTCTACCTGACGGAGACAATCTGCGATCCCGTCGGCGATGAGGCGAACATCAAGTTCGAGGGCATCGGCGCGGCCTTTGAGGTCATCGTCAATCTCACGGAAAGCGGCGTGACCGACCTGCACGACGTGGCGGCCCGCCTGCAGGATACGCTGCAGGGCGAGGGGGCGCTGGACGCCCTGATCGGCTGGACGATGGCCGGCACCAGCAACGGTTACCTTGAAGTGACGAGCCGGTGGCGGGGGGCGGACTCGCTCGTTTACCACCCCGCCGCCCCGATCACCGCCGGCCTGTGGAACCTCCAGGCCGACGGCCACCCGTTCAGCAATCTCGCAACGGCCACCTCGACGGCGGGCACCGGCACGCCCGCCACGGAGACGTTCGCCGTCCTGGACCGCTGGACCCGCAAGCCCAAGCCCAACCAGCCCAAAGCGGTGCTGGACGCCACGACCATGCCCATCAAGATCGCCCGGATCACCGTGGATCCGCTGGTGTTCATGGCCGACACGATCGAATGGGACCCCCGCTACACCGGCGACGAGGACACGAACCCCCTGCCGAGCCTGTGGGACGACGGCGCGACGCTGGCCGACATCGCCTTCCACCGCAACCGTCTGGCTCTGGGCGGCGGGGAGAACCTCGTTCTGTCGCAGGCGGGCGAGTTCTTCAGCTTCTGGATCGAGGATTACGACAACCTGGCCGACGCCGACCCGATCGACCAGGCCCTTTCGGCCAAGAAGGTGACGATCATCGACTCGCTGGTGCCTTTCCGCGACGCGATGGTGATGTTCACCAAGGCGGGCGAGCAGTTCGAGATGAACGCGCCGGAGGTTTTAAGCTACGAGACGGCCGCGATCACGCCCTCGACCAGCTACGATTCGATCGAGGGCGTCTGCCCGGCGACGGCGGGCGGGCAGATGTACTTCGTCGCCAATTCCCCGGGCTGGGGCCAGGTCTACGAATACTTCTACGATGATTCCGCGGCGGCGAACGTGGCCGCCGAGATCACCTCGCACGTGGCGGGCTGGCTGCCCGCCGGGATCAAGACTGTCGTGGCGTCGCAGAACCAGCGGGCCGTCTGCGTCCTGCCGGAAACCGGCAAGGATATCTACGTCTATCGCTATTTCTGGCAGGAGGGCCGGAAGGTCCAATCCGCGTGGGTCAAGTACACCTACCTCTACGACGTGATCGACATAGCGATCATCGGCGGGACGGTCTACCTTCTGTGCAAGCAGGCGACCGGCGACGGGATCCGCATCATCGCCCAGCCGCTTGAGGTCGAGGCCGCCCCCGCCGGGATGCCTTACCTGCCGCGCCTGGACCATTGGTTCCTGGCGACGGGCGCCTATGACGCCGGGCCGCCCGCCGAGACGACCTGGGATTACACGACGGATGACGTGACGATCGACCAGGTGGTGGTCGGCCCCGACTTCGATAACGCCGGCGAGATCCTCACCGCCGAGCGTGTCGACGATCATACGATCAAGGTCGCCGGAGACTACTCGGCCCATGCCTGTTATCTCGGCGCGAAGATCACCAGCGAGGTTCCGCTGACGCGGCCCTACCTGCGGTCTTCCGACGGCAATACGATCTACGACGTGCAGATGTCGCTGGTCAGCCTGGCCCTGAATCACCGCGACACGGGCAGCTACAGCATCAAGATCGTCGCCGACGGCCGGGCCGACCGCACCGTGGTCCATACCCCCAGGTCCGGCCAGATAGAGGCGGAGGGCACCTGGCGCAGCCCAATCGGCGGGTCCACCGCGTGGACCGCCGTGAGCGTTTATTCCGAAAGCGTGCTTCCCTTCACCATCGTATCCGGCGAATGGGTGGTGGAAGCCGCATCGAGGAGCCGCTAGATGGAAACGGCCTTAATCGCCTCGACGATATTCCTGGGCGCTGCGTCATCGGCGGCGTCGGCCGCCCAGCAGAACGCCGCCGCCCGGGCCGCGGCCAAGACCGCATCCCAGCGGGGCGCGGCGATGGCGGCCTCAGGCGCGATCCAGATGCAGCAGATCCGCCAGGCGGCCGCCCAGCAGCGGGCCGAGCGGCTGGACGAGGCCCATCGGCTGCGCAGCCGGATCCGCGTCGCCGCCGGTGAGTCCGGGATCGGTTACGGCGGGACGTATGAGGCCATGATGCGGCAGGTGGACTTCGACGCCGCCGCCGCCGCCGGTTCGATCACGCGAAACGAATCCTGGGCCCTGCGCCGCGCGCAGTTCGGCCTGTCGGCCGACCTGGCGCCGCTGCGCGAGCCCTACCAGATGCAGCCGATCGCCCTGGCCGGCTTCACCGGCGGGCTTTCCGGCGCGATCAGCGGTCTACGGATCAGCCGCGCGCTTGATCTGCCGACCGGCGGAACATCCAAAGTCAAGGGGGCGAAACCATGACACGACTCGAATCCGGCCAGCCTCTCATTCCGCGGCGGCGGGCCGCAGGCGTCGGCCCGGTCGGCCGAATCACCGACGTGGCGCTTCAGCCCCAGCCGCGCCTGCAGCTCGGCCGCCCGGCCGTCCAGGCCCCGGGCGCGGACATCGGCGAGACCATCTCCCGCCTGCTGGGCCTGACGGCCGAAGTGGCGGAAGTGGGCCAGGCGCGAGATGAGATGGTCGCCGCCGACGACAAGGCGCTGGCAGCGAAGCACGCTAGGATCAATCTCGCCGAACGGCATCAGCAGATCAGCGACGGCGAATGGTTCCCGCCGCAGGGTGCCGACATCACCGAATGGATTACTCAGCAGCTCGCCGAGGAGTCCGAGGGCTTCTCAGAAGCCTACCGGGACGCCTATTTCCACGCGCAGGCCCCGCACCTGATCGGCTGGATCAACGCGAGGCAGAGGCAGTTGAAGGAAGCGGCCATAGCCGACCGGGTTGAGGACCAGCAGCACCGGGTCATGGTGGCCGAGAAACCGACCGAGTTGATGGAGATCCTTAACGATCTTCGCGGCATCGCGCCGGACGAGCGGGATTCCGAACTCATGGAGGCCGCCTTTATGCCGGTCATTGGCGAGTTGGTCGCCGCCGGTGATGTCGATCGCGTC